GAGCCATTGGTAACGCCAACAGAGGAAGCCAACAATGAAACAAATCGTTGAAGCTAGAAGTTTAGAAAGCGGGTTAATTGAGCCGCACCACGAAATAGAAGTGGGGTGTTCGGCTTGTGGTTACGACTTAGATGAAGCCGAATTGCAAGCCGATGTCTGCTCAGACTGTAACGCTCCTTTAAACTTGAAACAACACATATCCATCCATGCGACATCTGTTCCTGCCGCTGGTGGCGGAGTAATGTAAGGTGAAAGTATGGCTGACCCATTCGGAATTACCGAGGGCGTTAAAGCCGTTACGAGCAGTATTAATGAGTCGGTAAAGGCAAGCAAAGAATTATCTAAAGCAATTGACGGAGTATTAGAATTAGCGGATTCAGCGGCAAAAGAAAGGGCAGACTCTAGAAAAAAGGCTAGGCAAGTAAATCCTGATACTGCAACCATTATTGAAGCAGTAGACGAGTGGCAAAAACTTTTAATAGCTAGGCAGTCAGAAGCAAAGATTCAAGAACAGATTACTAAGAAATATGGCAGTAAGGCTTGGGACGAAATACAAGGTATTAAAGCAAGAAAGCAGTGGGAAGAGCGGCAAGATAGGTATTTAGAACAGCACGACAGGCGGGTAATGAAAAGCGTAATGTTGCTCTGTCACATATTTGCTGCTTGGATAGCGTATGAATGTACTTGGGGAATATGGAGATAATATGTTACCGTTAGGCGCACTATTAGATATTGGCGGGAAGATACTAGACAAGGTATTCCCTGATCCTGCACAGGCTGAACAGGCTAAGTTAAAACTACTTGAGATGCAACAAAATGGTGAGCTGGCTAAGATTGCAGCAGACACCGCAGAACAACAAGAACTTACTAAACGCCAGCAAGCTGATATGGCTAGTGATAGCTGGCTGTCTAAAAACATTCGTCCTATGACGCTTGTCTTTATCTTGATTGTATATACAACATTTGCGGTTATGAGTGCGTTTGAAACAAGTGTGCATCAACCCTATGTAGAACTGCTTGGACAGTGGGGTATGCTCATTATGTCGTTTTACTTTGGTGGTCGCACCCTTGAAAAGATTATGGACATGAAGTCGAAAGAGAAAGATGCAAAGTAACTTTGAGAAGTGCCTAGCTAAGATGCTTGCCCATGAGGGCGGCTACGTAAACCATCCACAAGACCCGGGTGGTATGACCAACCTCGGCGTGACTAAACGGGTTTGGGAAGAGTGGGTCGGACACGAGGTTGATGAGAAGCAGATGCGGGCGCTTACCCCCGAAACCGTTGCACCACTTTATAAGAGGAAATACTGGGATGCTATCCGAGCTGATGAGCTTGTGGCTGGTGTTGACTACTGTGTTTTTGACGTTGCTGTTAATTCAGGGCCAGGGCGCGCTGTTAAATTTTTGCAAAGCTGTGTCGGTGTTACTGCTGATGGCGGTTTTGGGCCTGCTACTATGGCTGCCGTAGAAAAAGCCGAGGAAGACCCAGCACGGCTTGTAGAACTGTATTGCGCTAAACGACTAGAGTTCTTACAATCACTTAAGACCTTCGAAACTTTCGGTAAAGGCTGGTCGAGGCGTGTTGCAGAAGTTAAAGACGAAGCACTTAAGATGTTAGGGTAAACCCGAATGCCATTACAGAAGCTCCAGTTTAAGCCTGGTGTTAACCGAGACCAAACTAACTACACCAACGAAGGCGGTTGGTACGAGTGCGACAAAATTCGCTTTCGTTCTGGCTATCCTCAGAAGATTGGTGGCTGGCTCCGTTACGGAACGTTTCTTGTAGCAGGTATCTGTCGGCAGGTATTTAATTGGATCACAACGGCTTCAGATAACTATCTGGCTATTGGTACGTCTAAAAAACTGTACATTGAAGCAGGTCAAATTCTTAATGACATTACCCCAATACGTCAGACTTTTACTAGTCCAACAACTAATAACTGCTTTACCACTGTTAATCTTTCTAAAACCGTCACTGTTGCAATTACATCCCATGGAGCCTTAGACGGAGACTATGTAACCTTTTCAGGGGCAACAGCGGTCGGCGGGATTACTGCGACTACCCTAAATACTGAGTTTATTATTACCTTAGTAAGTGCAAACTCCTTTACGATTACCGCTGCGACTGCGGCTACGTCTTCGACTTCTGGCGGCGGTACTGGAATTACAGCCGCTTTTCAGATTAGTATAGGAAATGATAATGCTGCATACGGAAACGGTTGGGGTGCAGGCGTATGGAGTCGTGGGGCTTGGGGTTCTGGAAGTGCTACGCCAGTCGTTCTTTCTCAGCGGGATTGGTTTTTACAAAACTTTGACAATGATTTAGTTGCTAATATCCGTAATGGCGCTATCTATTACTGGCAATATTCGGGTGGTCCATCAACTAGAGCTACCCCACTGGCTACCACAACCATAGACGGTGTTGCTCCTGCTGATGTGCCTACGCAGGCAATGCAGGTTTTAGTATCTCAGAACGATAAACATCTTATTTGTTTTGGTGCTACTCCCTATGGGGGAGGAGCATTTGACCCCTTATTAATCCGCTGGGCTACTCAAGATCAGCCCAATGTTTGGACACCTTTAGTCACTAATTCTGCTGGATTCCTGCGAGTTTCCCGTGGCTCTGCGATTGTTTGTGCGGTTGCAACACGGCAGGAGATCCTTGTATTTACTGAGGGAACTCTAAGTTCTTTACAATTCTTAGGCACAACAGACGTGTTTGGTTTGCAAGAACTGTCTGACAACATATCAATTCTTAGCCCCCGTGCGGTTGCTACGGTAAATAACACGGCTTATTGGCTTGGACATGACAAGTTCTATGCATATGGCGGACGTGTAGAAACGCTTCCTTGTACCCTCCGTAATCACGTATTCCAGAACCTAAACTACGCTCAAGCCGACCAGATTGTGTGCGGGACTAACGAAGGCTGGAATGAAATTTGGTGGTTCTACCCTACGGCAGATAGTCAAGTTAATAACGCCTATGTGATATACAACCATTTAGAGAAGATTTGGTACTACGGCACGATAGACCGCACAGCGTGGTCAGACTCCTCACTAAGGGAATACCCTCAAGCTGTAACTGCGACTTACTTTACAGGTGCAGTATCAGGCACAACCTTAACGGTATCGTCTGTTTCTGCTGGCATTTTAGCGGTTGGCTCAGTTATTACTGGTACAGGAGTAGCCGTAGGCACAATCATCACTGCTTTAGGTACAGGATTAGGCGGCGCAGGAACGTATACAGTCAACATCTCACAACTCGTAGTCCAGACTAGCATGACAGGCGATAGCGTTATATATAACCACGAGCAGGGTTTAGACGACAATATTCTGCCAATGAACTCCTATATTGCGTCTTCGGACTTTGACCTAGTAGACGGCGATCAGTACATCCTAACCAAGCGGATAATCCCCGATTTAAATTTTGCTGGGTCTACGGCTACTGATCCTGAAGTCACTATGTTTATTAAGCCACGGAACTTTCCAGGCAACGCCTACTCTAATACCGAGACAGGCGCAGTGATTGAGACTTCTGTTGATATATATACCGACCAGATATTTATGCGGGCTAGGGCACGTCAGATGGCTGTTGAGATTGAATCCACCGATTTAGGGGTTCAGTGGCAGTTGGGTAGCCCTAGGCTTGACGGCAGACCAGACGGAAAACGCTAATGGGGATGCAACGATTCCGTGCGCCAGCTTTACCTTTGGCTACGCCTGAATATAACGAACAACAGTTAGCCCAATTAATTGGTGTTTTAAGGCTTTACTTTACCCAGTTAGATTCAAATGTGCCTTTACAGATGGATGGTTTACGGCTATTAAATTTACCAACATCAGGGTACAATTTGCCAGACGGCACTGTATTTCAGGTCGGGGAAGACTTAAAGATTGTCGTACCCAACGTTTCTTATTTATTTGGAGTATCTGCCACAGCTAGTGTGGGGACGGTAACGGTTACAACCGTGTAACAACGTAATAAAGTGCTATTTAATTTAGGTGAGGTGTGATATGGCTGGT